TTGCGGTTGTGTTTGCTGTAAATTTTCTAGGTTTAAGTATGTCATTGTTTGCGGAGTCAATTAAAGGAACATCATTATAATAAACAGACGCAAGATCATTTGATAAGCCTGCGATTGGTCCTTCTGCGAGTAAATCGTAGACAATAGCTGTTTGTTCCTTATTGGGACTTTTTAGATCATAAGTTGCTTTAGTTCCAAAGCCTCGTGTGCTGTATTTTGATGAATTATCTGCCATTTTATTTTAGTTGTATTGCGTCGTCTACTAGAGGTTGTTTTGTTATTCCGCCTGGATTATCCCAAACATGATTTATTACTGCATCAAAGGTACTGTTTCCTGTTCCTACCCATCCTGTTGAGGGTTGGTTAGAAGTAGTACCTGCATTTGAAGTACCATAATTAGTATAAGTTCCACTATAAGGATTCGCTCCTGCTCTTTGATTACCCGAATCTGTAGAACCAATAACAGTTACACCTTTTTTATATTGATTATGCAATCCTGGTGTGTATCCTTGATAAATTGGTGCACCACCGATTGTAAGTTCTCCATAGAGAAGTGGAACAGGTTTTCCCTGTTCAATGTGATTTTGTGCTCCATTAAATAAGTATGAAGGATCATCTGTTGTTTTATCTGGATCGGGTGCTGACATTTCTGCTAGACCCATAAGTGCTAAGTTTGCTCCAAGCATCATTACGGCTGAGCCTGCTAAACTTAAAGATGCTCCTGAAGCCAAGGCTGCTGATGTAGAGGTTCCTAATATTGCTCCTGAACCACTCGCAAATGCCATAGTTCCCGCACCACTACCTACAACTGTTCCTCCAGTTGTCATTGCAGCTCCAACTCCGGGCATAAAAAAGAAAGCTGCTAGCAGTAGTAATCCTGTGATTAATTTTCCTAATCCTTTTCCAGAACCTGCAGGTACTGGAGTAATTATTAGTTCTTCTCGTGCAATATTTAGATATAATTCTGGAAACTCCTCTATAAGAGTATCTCCACTTTGTATAGAGAATTCGATATTTTTTAAATGACAGTCTAAAAGATATTCTTGTAATCCTTCAGTTTGTACATGAATACATTTTAATATATCACGAACATTCGTATCGACGCACTCCCACTCAGAACCGAACTTGTCTCCCATTTCTCCCATTAATTTAACGTGGGTCATAAATAAATTCTCCTTTCTCTGGGTACGATACAATTAAGTATGGTACACCAAGACTTTTACATACATTCTTGTCATGCTCACTTGGATGACAATTTGAGCCGTAGTGACTATGGACTACATATTTTATTTTTGAAATAATCGAGTATCGAACCCATTGTTTTGGGTCGATTGCAAAGTGCTCTTTCTCAGAACTTTGATTTTCCAGAGGAATATATTTCAATTCATCTTCGATTTCAATAACAAGTCCACAAGCTTCTTTTGGACTCTCTTCTTCTACTTGCTCATATATTTCAGGTAAAAGATTACTTAAATTTTCTTGCACCAGGAAATCCTCCAAAAGGTAAAGATTTTTGACTATTTTTTGATGTACTTCCTGTTGAAGCAGAAGCTGTGCTTATTGGATTATATCCAAATCTACATGCACATGAGGTTAGTCTTTTACCACATGAATCTCCTCTTTCCCAGTAACTATTAAATCCAGGTGCAGTATTTGCTCCTGTTGTTTGTGTACGAGTTGCCTTCCATAAATGTGTTTTTCCACCACTCGTATATGCAACATAGTCATTATGTCTATCCTCTGTATAGGCATAATAATTTGCACTTGCACTATATGTACCATGTACTCTTATTCTTTCAAAATTACCATTTGTATCTGAAGGAGTTCCAGGACTGCTTGTTGCTGTTGTAGCTTGCCAATAGTTATTAATTGTACTATTATTTGCACTTGCGTCTACAGTACCGTTTGGCTTTAGCCTTTGTATACCCGTAGTTGCTAGTGTAGTTGTATTTTTATAATAAGAGTCTTTAGTTACTGCTCCACTACTATAAGTTGTGAAACTAGTGGTTGAAGGGATGACATACTCATCATCTTGAGTTACATAAACAGTATGAGTAACATCTGTTCCGCTTCCGTTTGTCATTATAAGTTTTGATTCTTCTGACCAAGTACACCCACCATTGTCTGTACTGTTATTTATTTTATTTGGAGAAGCTCCTTGATACACCCATGAACACGCATTATTACCAATAACACGATAAGGAAGTACTAATCCTTCTACATCAAAAGGTGTTGTAAGTTCAAAAGATATTTCTATAGCATTTTCTTGTTCGATTCTATCAATAATAAAAATTTGTCTTGGAAATTCTACAGGAGTATTTCCTGAACCTGTGTCTGCTGTTCCATCTTTTAAATATTTTCGTAAAGTTTTTCTTCTATAAAGTTTCTTTCCAATAAGATCATTTGGCTCTAAACTACCGAGTGCATCTCCGAAAGTGCTTAGTATATTTGCAAAAGTAATTACAGGTCTTGCAGCTGTTCCTTGTGATTTTACTTCAAAGCCCTCTGCTTGAAGTGGAATTGCATCATAAGTATTTAATTGACTATTTGTATCATAATCGTACATTTGTACATTTGTTAAATCTGTATCTTCTCCTCGAGTAAAATAAGCACGGCTAGAACCGTCTGCATCAAGAGCAAGTTCATATAAAGTAACTAAACCAGATTCTTCTTCAAGAGATTGTAGCTCTTTGATTGCAATTTTTTCCGTCATGCTTCGTAAACTCTTTTAAATGTTGCTGTTAATGAATAAAAATTTTCATACGCCCAAGTTTGATCCCACTTATCACATACGCATTTAATTGTTTCTGTACTAGATCCTTCATTGCTGTCTTCTAAATCAAAACGAAATTTAGTGACTCCTCCCAACGATTCAAAAAAAGAGACAAGATCATCTATCTCTGCTTTTGGTCGAGTAGAAAAACTTACACTAATACTTTGATCTAAATTATTAATTCCGTCTGCGAGTCTTTGTTCGTACCCGTCTCCAAAAGTTACTACATGAACTTTTGGTTTACTAGCACGTTTTAGTCCTTTATCTGGTTGTACTGGTGCACTGAAACCTGTAATATTTGATCCATTATTTTGCATTATTCCAAAAGCCATTTATTAACCTCCACCTAATACGCCACCAGGACGTTTTTCTCTTTGTAATGTTTCCATGACTGCTGCTTGTATTGACATACCGAGTGCTTGAGCTTGCTCTGCACTTCCTGTGCTACTTGCATTTCCGCCTGCATCTACATTAATTGTTACATTGTTTGTTCCTGCTCCACTTCCCATCATTTCTACAGGGATTCTTCTTCCGTCTGGTAAAGGTACTACGGCTTCATTATGTCTTCCTTCTCCAACCATTACTGTTGGCTGAGTTGCAATTCCACCAGTTCCAAAACGTTTTGTACCTACAGAAGTATATCCTCCAGAAGCCATTCCTCGAACAGGTATAATACCTCCCTGTGCAAATCCCATAAATCCAGTTACTGAAGCTGCCATTTTCATTGCAGCTATTTTTGCCATTTCTTGTAGTACTAGAGTTGCTAAAGATTTAAAAGCATCTTTTGCACTTGCGGAACCAGTTGCTATATCTTCAAACATTTTTTGTATTCCTTGTGAGAAAGTATTCTGTAGTTTTCCAGCAATTGTTATTGAGTGTGCAAAGGCTTTTTCTTGTTCCTGTGCTACGGCTAATTTTTTCTTCGCCATTTCAAATTGATGTTTATCTTCTAAAGTCATTTGCTTATTTAGTGCTAACTCATTTACTTTATTCTGTGCTTTTGCACTTGCTATTCTTAAATCTTCTTTTTTTATATCTTCTTTTGCAAAGATGGATGCAGCTCCTTTTTTATGGGCATTTGCTGCTCCTCTTAGTTTATTATCAAGAGCATCTCCTTCTAATGTTCTTCTTGTATCTATTACTCCTTGTAGGCCTACTGCAAATCTATCAAGTGCTGCTGTCATATCATCTAGCGATGTTCCTTCTGCTCTTGATCCAAATACGGATTCGTAAATTTTTTGAACAACACTTTCTTTGTTATCACCTGTAAGTTTTATTGTTTGATCTAAATTGTTATAACTTGAAAGAAGTTCATCTAACGGATTTCGTTTACTAATTTTACCATATTGCTGTACAAATCCTGAAATAGTATTATTTATTTGTTTAAAAGCAGTATTTTGTGCACCTGCTTTTAGAGTTACATTTTTAAGTCCATCTGTTAGTGTTTCTGTAGAGATCTCGCCTTTTTCATACTGGCTAAATAAGTCGGCAATTGTTGGGTTTATTCCCCCTAAATCTTTTCCGTATTTAATTAAAGCGCTTCGTTGTTTTTCTAGTTGATCGGCGGTAAATGCATCTTCTCCTGTTCTGCTTTCCATTCCTTTAAGTCTTGCAGCTGCCCCTTGAATTCCGGAACTTGCTATAGTTGCTACATTTGCTTCGAATTGTTGTCCTGCTGATTGATCAAGTCCTTCTCTAGCAGATATCATTTCTTTGAACTCAGTATGTAGACTTTTTAATTTTTCTTGAGCAGATTCAAATTGATCTGCAAGTATTGAACCAGGTCTTTCTTTCTTTGCTTTATGTGCCATTTCTCCAATAAAACCTTCCCCAGATTCAAGTTGTCCTTCAATACTATCTGCGATTCCGGCAAGTTTTTCTTGTGCAAATTCTCCGCCTGCTTTATAAAATTTACCTACAAGTGGGATTCCACTTAAAAAGTTTGCTAGTTTTGCAATTCCATTTCCTACGAATCGTATTGCAGTTGCAAATCCTTGCATTACTTTATCAAAGTTTGCTTGTAAAGCTTTTAAACCATCCATTGCTAGTTGTATAAAACCAAATATAGCTACAGCTCTAAAAGCTAAATTAACAGCTCCTGCTGCACCTTTTGCAGCTATTGCCATTCCTTTAAATGCTACTTTTGCAGCTATTGCCATTCCTTGGAAAGTTCCTTTTATAGCAATTCCTGTTAACTTCAGACCAGTTCTCATAGTCATATTAGTTTTACTGCTTTCAATTTCCATTTGTTTCAATGAACTTCTAAAGCCACGAACTTTTTTGATATTTTCTCCTGCAAATATACCAGTTGTTATTTTTCCGTGCCTTTTGTACTCTGCCTCTGCTTTTTTCAAGGCTCCTTTTAATCCACTCATTTGTTGTCGAGTTAGATTTTCACCTTTTTTCAAAGCATTTATACCTGACGATTTTAAAGCTGCCTTACTATCAAATCCTTGTGATAATTTTTTGGCTTTTGCTGTTCCTTGTCCTCCGAGTTGACTTTTAAATTCAGCTGCACTTCCTTTCATGCTTCCGAAACTATCTCCTATTCCTGCAGCAAATTTTCCTATTCTACTATTATCTATTTTTGCAGAGAGTTCATCAAATGCTGGAAGCACTGATTTTAAAAGTGTAGAAGCAAAAATAGCAAGTACTGCTACTGCTGATTTTATATTTTCGGTAAAGAATCCTGCAAGTACTTCTGCGATTGGAGTGATAAATTCCATTGCTTTATCTTTTAAATCAATAAAAGTTGCAATTAATTTATTAAATTGGTTAACGGGAACAGCATCTCCTACTGCTCCATATTTTTCTTCTGATTGGGTTAAAACTTCATTTAAAACTGCTTGTGATTTTTCAAAAGTGGTTAAATCTTTTGCAGATTTACCTATTGCTTGTGCATACTTTTTTGTAGCAGGTTCTAATCGTAGAATAATACCTAATTCATCGAGTAGTTCTGGTTCAGCTTTTGTAACACCTCGAACAAGACGATTAAAAGAATCTTCAAAATCTCTACCGAGTGCGGTTGATGCTCCTCTTGCTGCCGTTGCGATTGCTCCCATTTGATCTTCACTAAATCCAGCTGCTAACATTATTTGAGATGATTGTGCTGCTTGTCTAAAGTCTAATTGATGTCCTGTTGCTTCTTGTAAATTTTTTGATAAACTTTTTACCATAACTCCAGAGTTAGCAGCAAATGCTCTCATACCTTGATTTAATACACGAAAGTCTGCGGCTTGTTGTAATCCTCTAAATACAGCTCCTAATGCAAACATTTGAGCAGCTAAAGTAGCATACGCAGGCACAAGACCACCACTGACTCCTTGAGCCATTTTTGAAAAGTTTTTTGTGGTATTGGAAGATGCTTGAGCAGCACCTTTTAAGCGTCTATCGACAGTATGGGCAGATTTACCTGTTTGGTCTAATTGTTTACCTAAAGCTTTTGCTTGTTTTTTAGTAAGTTCAATTTCCTTGCCATCAACATTGATCTTAATTTTTATATTGTTTTTTGCCATTATTTTTTCTTAATATTTGCTGAGGATATGTGAGTATTCTTTCCTTTATTCTCACGAGCTTTTCTT